CCCCCGCCGGCGAGCTGGCCGAGGCCGCGTCGTCGGTCGCGCGCTACTTCACCGAGGCGCTGCCGCACCACGTCGCCGACCCGGAAGCCGTCTGCCGTCCAGGTGCCGACAGAGCGTACAATGGTGTTGGGGCTAGCAGCAGCGAAGGTCAGGTTACCGACACTGCTTGATTTTACATAATGCCGCCCCGTGTCGACGCTGAGGACAAGGCTGTTCGTGACATCCGCCGCGCCTACCCGGTTCACTACCAACGCGGTGAGAGCCAGCTTCCCCGGCACCACGTCATCTGCGGCGGTCATTCGGATCAAGCTACCTGCTACTGTTACAGCCATGTGATTACACCGTACGTACGATAAGGGTAGAGTTAGTACCCAACGCGGCGAGCTGTACACTGTCTGCCGCGAAGGGCGTGGCGAAGTTGAACGAGGTCGTCGTGTTAGCCCCGCTGTCGGTGGCCGTGTAGAAGGTCAACCCGTTGATCTGGATGGTCAATGTGCCGCCTGTATCACCCGTGATGATGATGAGTTGGAGAATCTTGACAGGCTCATTTATCGCGTCATTCAGCGCCCACAACCAGAACATCCCGCTACCGCTAGTGGTAACTGACATGATCTATACCGTAGTTACCATTAGTATCACATTCGTCCCGACAGCACTGAGAGATAGGCTGTCTACAGCCAGCGGCGTGGGGAAATTGAACTCGCCAGTCTGACCGGCACTTATAACCGCACTCCAGAACGTCACGCCGTTGAGAGTCACGGTGGAAGTCCCGCCAGTGTCCCCGGAGATGAACGATAGCTTCTGTATGCGAGCAGGGACCGGTAAGGTGTCACCCACCTCCCATAGGTAGAACAGCCCACTGCCCGCGCTACTAGTTGACACTTCGCCTCGCTTGGTTACGACTTCCCGGGAGGATGATAACGGTCACGTTGGTGCCGAGTGTGGTGACCGTCAGGCTATCCACCGACGTGCCGCTGGCAAACAGCGGGAAGCCGCTGGTTATGCCATTCGCCGTGGGTGTGCCACTCCACACCGTTATGCCGTTTGCTGTGATGGTGGTCGCGCCGCTCGTGGCGCCAGTGCTAAAGAACAGACGGTCGATGGCCAGACGGCTGGTGATACTGTCCCCCGCAGCCGTGAGCGTGATGATCTCGCCTTGTATGGCAACGGCCATCCATCTACTCCCCTCCGTCCCCCGTCAGCGAATGGGACAGCAACGCCGCGACAGATGCGATCGACGCGGCTGTGAGGGCGAGCCAGGTGGGGATGACGCCGATGGCCGCAGCGATGGGTGCGGCGGCAGCTCCAACGATCGCCGCCATGAGTCCTGCCCACTTAGGTAATGGCTTCATCATGTCACTTCCCCTTCGACATCTTCTTGAAGGTCTTCGCTAGGACAGCCTGCTTCTTGGTCTTCGCGCTGGCCTGCGAGCCGGGCTTGGTCACCTTAGCTGCGTACTCTTGAACTCCCATCCCAGCCGCCTTGGCCTTCGCGGTGAATGCGCCCTTCTTGAGGTTGGCTGCTTTGATCCACTCGCGAACGACGGCCATGGTTAACGACGCTCACCGTAGGGGGCGGATAGCTTGCGCCGGGTCTTCGAGACGGGCTTCTTGGGAGGAGGCGGAGGCGGTTTAACCCCCCTCTCCACCTTGGCCTCCGGGATGGGCTCGTAGTCTTTGAGCCGAATGCGGACCTGCTCAGCGTCACTCTTCGAGATTGCCGACCTGTCCTTCGGCGCCTTCATCATCCCCCCGCCAGCGAGTGGATACCCCATCTCCAGCCGGGCCTTGCGTTCCCTCGCACGCTGGCCGAACTCCTTGGTGCCGACCCTAATGACCGCCATGTGACCTACCTCTTAGTCGTTGGCCTTATCGGCGTTGACGTGGCCCTTGACATGGAACACGGCCCACACGGACAGGTTAGTTACCGCCTCTGTTGCCACAGTCGTCATGTTGACCGTCAGGATGTTATTCTTCGCCTGCTCTCGGCGAGCGGCCGTGAAGTTTACAGCCCCAACAGCAGAGGCCGTCACGGACTGTAGATCGGCGGCGAGCACGTTGGCCGTTCCGTCGTTTACGTTGACAGTCGGACGAGACGCGCCACCGGAGCTGGTTACGACGCCGACAATGATCTGCTCCAAACGACAGTCTTGTGGCAGCAGGTACTTGCCAATGACCGTGGTGGCTGCGCCTGGCGTAACGGCTGTGGCCCCGGTGGTGCCGAGTAGGACCGTGCTGTAGCCTCCGGCATTCGGGCCACCAAAGTCCCCGCGTCCGTAGAGATGAGCTGGAAGAGAGGGCATGCTATCTACCTCCAGTGCTGGGGCGGGGGTGACCCGCCCCTCACTAGATCACGCGAGCACGTTGGTGAACACGCTCCGCTCTACCATGAAGTAGACGCGGGGGTTGATGGTTCCCGTGGTCGTGCTGGAACTGTACGACTTACCGCGGAGCTGTTCCCTGGCCGGGGCGAGCACTAGAATGTCACCCGCGGTGTCAGCAGCGTCGATGGCGCAGATCGCCTCGACAGTCAGCTCGACAAGATCGAAGTCGGCCCCGAAGGTCGAGGCGTAGTCGGTGAGCACCCCGACCTGATCGGTGGTCGCCCCGCCAACGAAACTACCGATGAAGATTGCGCCAGGAGTCGCCAGGTTAACTAGGACGATATCAGCATCGCCAGCGGATGCAGGCGCCGTGATCTTGTCCGCGGCAAACCCGATGATCGTATCCTGGGTAGGGTCGGTGTTTCCGTCTACGATCTTGCCAGACGAGTAGACAATGCAGTCCCCGGGTACGATCACCTCGGAGTTAGCCAGCGGCATGGCGATGGCCGAGCTGAGCGTGGCGCCCCCCTGCGAAACATAAGGGACGATAGGAGCGGTTGTACCTACTGTGATAGCCATTTAGTCAATCCTCCTTATGCTCCGGGGCACCCGTCCCAGCCGAGCCAGTGGACAGGCTGACCGACGAACCGCTCCAGCCCGACAAAGATCGCGATTCGCTTGCGCCGATCATCGAACGAATCGAAGAACGGCCGCTTGCGCCACAGGAACTCGGCGAAGTGTCGCTGAGCCTGGACGAGCCACATGTCGGAGCCGGACTCGTCGGAGAGGTAGGCGTCGGCGATGACATTCACCGCGCCCGCGGTCACGTTGGTCACACGGTTGGCGGTGTCAGGACGATCAGTGGACCGTAGCAACTCCAGCGCGTCGTACTCGAAGTCCGCCGTGACGTAGAGGGTCTTAGGCTTGGCAAACGCCGGGATTCGCAGCCCCTGGTCGTTCTTCCACTTCCGCATGCGGATGAAGCTGGCGCGGAGGGAAGTGAGGTTGAGGTCTACATCGACTGAGGGCCGGTTGGCCTGAGCAGGCCCCTGGGCACCAACGATCGAGGCGTGAGAAGTCGCGATGAAGGCCGAGCCATCGGGTAGCACAGTGAACGTACTCGTGTCGAACCCGTTGATAAAGGGACTGTGGGCTTCAATCTCCAGCCGCTCGGCGAGAGAGTCAGCGATCCCATTCCCTACCTCTCGGATGGCCGACCCGTTATTCAGGTAGAGGTCATCCTCCCAGGCTTCCATCGAGACCTCAGCCCCGATGGCGTAGACCTTGGGCGTGAGCCGCTTCGTGCCGGCCGGGCCACCGCCGATGCCGGCCGCGGCCGACTCTAGCGGGTCGAAGGACTGGATATCGGCGCCTTCCGGCTTCTCCACCGCGATGGGCAGACCCGTCGCAGCCGCGTAATCCTCGAACTTGCGGTTGGTGGTGCCCATGTTGTAGTAGGACGTATAAGTCGTCTCACGACCCATGAGGTTGGCACCGATGATCGCCCTGAGCCCCGGCGCGAGATGGTTGGCAAAAGAACCTGTTAGAACTGGCGGCATGTTAGCCTCCTATCGACGCGGCGCTAACGCCGAGCCCCCGTGTACCCCACGCGATTCGTGGATTCACGGGTCGCGTGTCGCTTGCGATCGGTGTAGTCATCCTCAGTCTCGTATACGACCGGCCTGATACCCTTGCGGTCGATGGCAGACATGTAGGCGTCCTCGACGCCGGCCGATCTCTCCGCTTGCTCGCGCTTACGATCCGCCAGCCGCTGCTCGCGCTCTTCTAGTGAGATGTAGGCGAGCACGCATCCCTGCGGCCCGTCGCCGACCATAATTCGATCATGCGTCGAGTTGTAGTAGCTGGAGTTAAGCCCCAGCTCCTCGATGAGGGCCATGGTCTTCTCCTTGCCCTCGCCGCCGAATAGGGTGTAGCCGGGGAACATCGTCCCCTTCATGGTCTTGAGAGCCAGGTTACGGGCGCTGAACGTCAGCCAGCGTAGGTAACGTCCCTTCTCCTTCCAGATCCCACCGGGCGCGGAGGGGATGTAGAAGATGTCAGGGACAACCTGAGCCGTAGGTGCCGTGGCGACCGGGACGACTTCCATCAGAACCTCCCTGGCTTGATATTGATGCGGCCGCGTTCGGGTAGCTGCTCGTCCATGAACGGGCAATCGAAGATGCCTTGATCGGTAGTGTACGCCTCGACAGTCTTCTTGGCTTTCTTGTACTGCTCGATGTTGAGGTCGTGAGCCTTGACTACAGCGAGGTCGATCTCGGAGAGGCCGGTAGTTAGCTCTGTACCGGCACTGCCACGAGAGCCGGCCGCGAGCGGCGCTAGCCGTCCCTTATACTCCTCCTCGATCTTCTTGCGAATCTCAGCTTCCTTCTCGACCAGGATCTCGTCTTGGTGAGCGGCACGCACTCGGCGAGCTGCGTCCTCCCACTCGGCATGGAGAAGTCGCTTGTCAGAGGGAAGGCCCTGAACGATAGCCTCTACCTCCTTGCCCCAGCGGTCGAACACATCCTTGTTATCGGACCGGACATCTCGCTTGGTGGACTCTACCATGTGCCTGTAAGTAGGGGTCGTGGTGGGGTCGATCTGGCTGCTGGCGTTCTGCTTGGACAGCCACATGGCAAACTTGGACATGGCCTCGGTGGCCTTGCCCTCTTGGTAGAGCGCGTCACACTCGGCAGATAGCTTAGCGAACTCCTCGGCAGGGTCCTTCGCAGCGGGGATGGCAATAGGCGCAGGTGCGGGCACCTGAGCCGCCCGTGCGTCGGACAACGCCTTGAGGAAGTCCTCTCTCGACTTCTTCGCGTCCTCGGCCAGAGCCTTGACGGCGTCGAGGGTAGGATCGGGCTTAGGGTCGGTTACCTTGGTGGGATCGTCGTCAGCGGCCTTGGTGGGGTCAATCGGCTCCGGCATCTTCACTCCCGGCACGGCTGGATTTGCGAATCTCCCGTCGTGCATATTCAATGAAGTCAGATAACAGTAGAGTAGCACGCTCCGCCCCGTATACGACACCCTGGGCTTTGCATATCTCGGACAGGTCCCTGGAGTTGTGGAGGACGCCTTCGTGGGGGGTCATGCTGTTCTCGACCGCGGGGAGGATCACCCCCTGCCAGAGACGGGACTTTTCCAGAGCTTCTGCCTGGTGGAGAAGCTCGATCAAGTCGCCCGTGGGTATATCCCGCCACTTCATCTAGACAGGGTCCATCCCGTCGGAGCTAAGCGTGAGGGGCGCGATCGGATCGGAGCCGTCCATGATGATAGCCGCGGTCGGGAACGTGTCTGGACCTTCTGAGATGAAGCCCATCAGGAGCCACATGAACAGGATGCTACTCGTCAACATATGCCATCACCTCGCCTTCTCCGATTATGAAGTAGGGGGTCTCACGCTCGCCGTCCCAGATCGGGGTCCCGGCGAACTCGTTTACTATGATCCTGCCGCCTGGCTTGATAGCACGGTCCACACCTGGCCCCACGCTTATCACCTCCGCGATGAGCCCGTAGATCCGTCGATTCGAGTCGGACTGTGCGGGGATGACTAGCCCGTGCGCGACTTGGATCTCATTCCCGCCCGTGAGAGGCTGCGGCTTGTGGACTACTATCCGCGGGCCGAAGGGCTTTACGGTGTTGATGAAGGGTAGATTACCGTCCACCACCGCCTCCCATCATCGCCCCGCCCATGCCCGCACCTGGCATGGCACCACCTGGCATGGCACCGGCCTGCATTGTCTGTTGAGCCTGTTGAAGCAGCTCCGCCAGGTCCGCCACCGCCGGCAGGACCTCACTCGGGTTCTGGACGCTGTCCACCGTGTTAAGCAACGCCTTCACGCCATTCTCCATCTTCTGCGCGATGAGAAGTACAGCGGCCTGTAAGGGCGGCGGCAACTGCATCGCCATCTGCGCGTACTGGATGAGCGCCTGGTAATACCCCATGAGCATCTGGTTCACTGACATGAGTTCCATCTTACGCTGCTCCATGGTAGTGGCAGCGTCTTGGGCACTGATAGTCAACACGAACTGTTGCCGCGTGGATGTGTCAGTGGGGACGAACACAGCCTCGTTGAACAGCGCGGCCTCTGCTGGGTCGAGCACGGCTGCGAGGGTCTCGATGGGCGGGCGGCGCTTCCAGAGGTCGCCTGTCAGGTAGGCCATGTCACGCAGTACGTTAGCGAAAGATCGGATGGCGTTCGCTGCGATCACCCTCCCCTCGCGTTGGATGGACAGCCCCAACGACGCGGGTACGCGCTTGCCGGTCTCCACGGTCCCGATCGCGCTCTCGTCCAACCCTAACATCCTCGACACGTACTGCCGCGTGTTGGTCTCCTGTACGAGCGCGATCTCGACGCCCTTGGCGTCGCCGAGTGCTGTGAGAATGACATCCTCGGCGGGATTCTCGGTGGTGTAGGTGTCGCCCGGGTTGACGGGCTCCTCGCCGCCTAGCTCGGCCTCGGCGCCAGTACCAGCCTTCAGCCCTATCAAGTGCGCGGTGGCTCTCTTCGCGGCTTCGATGCCAAGGTTGTGGATCATGTCAGTCTCGTCCTGCGCTCCCTCCAGCTTCTCACACACGCCTTGACCGCGAGCCTTGGTGGAGTCGGGGTCATTGTCGAACTTGGCGATGAAGATGGGACGGATGCCGAGGGGTGTAGGGTTATAAGCACAGCGCAGTATCGTCGCCGAGTCGATGTGCCAGGTCAGGACTACCGCGGTGGGGAAGCCTGTATAGCCCTTCGCGCCTGCTGGCTCTACGCAGTAATCTAGATATAGTTCAGCTAGATCATGCTCGCGCAACTTGACGGGCTGGTTGACCTGGTCGGTGCTGTAGTAGTGCGCGACGTTGGCGAGCGCGTCGGGGTAGAAGTGCTTGGCAGCCTCCCATGCCTTCATGTCGAACCAGGTCATCTTGTACTGGTGCCCGACAATAGGCATGGACTGTGTGTCATCACCGTAGCCATCGACGTAGATCAGGTCGTTCAACCGGATGAAGTCCCAGCGAACGCGCGTCTGGGCGGGCTGGAGTGCAGGGAGGCCATCCAGCCCTGTTGCGTAGCGAGGTAACTTGACCTCTTCGTAGACCTTGAAGCCGGCGGTGCCAACATTCGTCGCCTCATCGCCACCCTTCTCGACTGCTTGCGCGCCGCCTAGTCCGCGAGGCGAGTCAAACTCCGCCTGGAACACCTTAGCATAGGCCGCGGCAATGCGATTCAGGTCGATCCCCTCGAAGGTCTTGGACTTGAGCGGGATGGCCGCGATGACAGGCTTCTGCTCGACGACGGCCTGGCGGATGCGCGCGCGAATGGCGGCGGCTGCCCAGATGGTCAACGGGGTGGAGAGGTTGGACGCGCCTGTGCGGAATGGCGGCTTGGAACTCTCGCCGCGGAGGGTCTTCCTCCACTTGTTCGTCCGCTTCTCGACGTCGTCGTTGCGAGCACGGATCAACTCGGGTATGTAGGCCCGCAACCAGCTTGTCAACTCGGTCTTCCGCTCGTCCGACAACTCGATCAGCGAGGGGAGCTGCGAGAAAGTCTCGCTTGACTCCGCGTCTATCTTGACCTTCACGTCATCAACCATATCCACCTCGACTAGATCGACACACCGGTGCGGTCAGCTCGGAGAACCTTCATCGCTCGGCGATGCATCCTACCGGCCCGCAACTTGTCACTGTCTGCACCACCGTATGACCTCAAGAAGATTTCCTCAGCCTGTGCTGCCGAGTCTATCCAATCCATTGTACCAGTTGGGAAGTGGCGAATCTCATAGCCAGGGAGCTGGAGGCCGGCACGGACGTAGAGGAGACCTTGACCGAGGATGTGCCCTACCCGTCGCTTACCACGGTCGATCTTGGCGAACCCCTGCGCGGGGGGTAGCATCTCGATCTCGGGGATGCGTAGCTTCGGGTGCCGGGGTGTGCCATCACGGGTTACCACAGCTGCCAGTCGTATCGCCGATGCCATGTATGTCTGCGCCGCGACCTTCTCGATGACGGGCTTGATGGATTTCCCGTGGATCTTGCTCACCATGTCCTCGTACAGCTCGATGAACTGCCAGACAGACTCGTCGGGGCCGTACCTGTCTGCGCGAATGTCGATGTTGAACCGGCGTCCGGTGGCACGATCCTTGGCGAACCAGGAGATGCAGGTACGCGCGGCGGTTTTCTCCTGGGAAGAGGCCGGGTCCACCGAGAGCACGTGTGGATCGAGCGTGCCGAGAGGGATGATCTCCTCGTGGGAGCCCTCGGTGGGGATGATAATGGACCAGAGACGCTCCAGCACGCCGTTTACCCGTACTGGCGCGATGTCGAGCGTGAAGTATCGCAGCTTGCTAACGTCGAGGTCGCTGGATTTGGTAGGGTCGTTGAGCCGCTGAGCCGCGAATATGACAGGCCCTTCCTCACGTTCTAGCCTCGCCAGCGATTCCTTGTCAGGATACGGCCCTTCCTTCCACAGTGACTCATCGGTGGGGGCACAGCCCTGCCGCTCGTCGTCAGACCCCCAGCGGCCACAGGACCCCAGGCCATGCACGTAGCAGCGGAATACACCCCGCCGCCAGACGGCCCAATCGGTGTAGTCGCTGTGGATCATCGAGTTGACATCGTCGAGAGTCCAGCGATTCCCCTCGTCGATGACGAAGCCGGCGTCCGGGTGCGCTGGATCGCGGTGCGAAAGCAGGCCGGGCGCTGTCTTGACCCAATCACGTAGTCTCGCCATCTCGCCGGAGGAATGCCAGTTGTGGTCCCCCACGAGATCGTTGACGATAAGCCCATCGAGCCGGCCTCCGACGATGGCAGTCTCCGTGCCGACGGCGAGCAGGAATCCACCGACTAGGTCCAGCTGCCTCCTACCTGGTATGAACATCTCCTCGTCATTGAAGCAGCCGTAGTCGGTGCGGAGCGGGTTGTCCCAGATGGTTTCGAGGTAGAGCCAGCGGTAGAGGGGGTTGGCCAGGTAGAAACGCCGAATCGACCCGGTGAACCTCGTCGCGGCCTTCTTGGTGTCACCTGCGATGGCGATCCGATTGTCGGCCCCCTTGATGTGTGGATGTGCGAGAAGGAAGGTCTCGGCACGCTCGATCTCGTTGGGATGGTCGTAACGTTCATCGGGGCGCTGGACACCGAGCCAGGGTGGGACGGATCGGGTGTTGCCGGTGGACTTGATATAGCCGCGAGGGTCCTCTAGCAGTCCTCTCTTGTGCTCGCATACGACCCACTGAATCCAGTCTTGCCGCTCTTTGAAGACCTCCGGGGTCATGGTGTTCTTGGGTTCGTTATAGCAGACCAACAGCTTCGTGAAGGTGTAGAGGCTGCGACGGGTCGCTGCTCGCAGGGCCGCGCGAGTTTTCCAGTCGTCCGACGCTATGATCGCGTCGATGTCGGTCCGGGTAAGGTCCTCGGGGCCGGACATCTAGGTGACCTTGTGGAGGGATTCGAGGTGGGCGTCGAGGTCGGTGAAGACCCCGCGCGCTACTTCTGGTCGTGGCAGCTTGCTGGGGTGTACGACAGGAGGCTCTACGTCCTGTAGATGCCGGTAGAATTGATAGGCCGAGTCGTCTACCCCGGCCTCGGCGAGCCGTTCCTTGAGCTGTTTCATGGCCCGCACGCCAATTCGCTGGACAGACTGAGCGTCATATCGACGGATCTCGGAGAGCGGGACATCGAGCAGGTTGGCCCATTTCTCACAGAGGGCGTTCAACTCGTCAGCGACGGCTGCCCAGGAGAGCAGCTTATTGGGTAGCTTCGGCGTTGCCATCGACAGGTGCTCCTTGCTCTGTTACGTACCCATCGAGCACGTCGCTCAGATCGACCCCCGACTCACGCAGGACACCCTGGATGAACGCGGCCTTGTCGGCGGTGATGTTGATGGTGTTGGTGGTAGCTCCTGGCCCACCCCCCTTGGGCTCAAGGTGGTTGAACGCTGCCACGGACGCGTCCACCCCAGCCTTGAGCATGGTCGCTTTGAGTCGGCCACCGTTGCTGTCCGCGTCCTGGATATGGCCATGGACGGCTTCCATGACCTCGCCCAGGAGCGTCTGCGCGCGGGTTACCAATGCTCCCTTACGCACGATCGAGGGTGCTTTCTCGTCCTTGATGAGCCCGGAGATGTCGGTCTTGATCTTGTCTCGTTCACGGATGTATATTTCCTGGAGCCGCGGGTCCATCATCATGTGGCGGATGCGCTTGGTAGCTAGGCCCTGGGAGGCCGCGATCTCCCGGACCGACTGGCCGGCGATCACACGCAACGCGATGTCGTGGTATCGGGCGTCTACTATGACCCTGGGAGAGCCGCCGCCGAGACCATCATTTCGTGCCGAGAGGGTGCGAGCCAGCCAGTGCTCCTTGTTGGCAAAGTCGTACCCTGGGACCAGTTCTGTGGAAGATAGGGCCGCGGCAACCGCGCGCGCGGGAGTCGGATTGTCGTGGCCGGGTAAATGCCCGCCCTCGCTTGCGTCGCTAGCAACGCCCGACTCTTGCTCAGGAGGGCGATTCTCGGTATTCGGCATGGCTGAGCGGGGAGGATACCATATCGTCATCGAGTTGTCAAGGACTGTGACAGAGCGTTGGCAGATATGGACAAGTGCAACCAGGTCTACATGGGGCGACTAGTCACCGGCCGGCGACAAAAAGTGTCACTGAAAATCTGCCGCTGATGAACTTGGTGGGGGGTCATCGGGGGGGCTTATACTATGCGTGAGGGGGGGCACCCCCTGCCTCTTCATCGTGGCGAGTTGACCCCTCCCCCTGGCATGGACAAGGCGATGGTATGGCATGGCATGGTATTTGCTTCCGATGCAAGGGTCATGCCGGCCCTTGTCCGTTATACTGGCCTGTCCGTTAGTAAGGGACATGGAAGGAAAGCGGACGGGACCAATGCCTCATGTCCCTTATCGTCGCACGATATGACAGACAATGGCATGTTCGCGCCATGGCCGTGAGAGAAAGGGCAGTATCTCCATCTTTCCCGCCTGGCATGGGACATGCTAGATGAACGGATGGAGGTAAACATGACCATGAACACGAACAGGCGAGGTCGAGGTCGAGGTACTAGGCCATGACGAGAAACTGTGGAGAGTTGGAGCGGGAGGTTTTGGCTTCCCGTGCGACGCGGACGCGAGTTAGGGATGCGTTACGTCTTTTCGACCTCGCCGATCCGGTGGACGCGGTGGATGATTGCCGGCTCGTTCTGGCAGTGTTGGAGGAGCGACTCCAGCACTTGCAGGATGAAGGAGAGAAAACATGAGAACGAACATGAGAGGTAACAGAGCCTATGCCCGCGCCTACGTGACCTACCATCCGATAGAGGGGGTCTGGCGGGTCCGGTTCGTCCGACCGATCTTCGAGACGGCGATCGGCGAGTACACCGAGGACCGCATGGACCGGGAGACTGCTATCGCGCGAGCTAGGGCCGATGCGGTGGGCGTCGTGGTGTTGTCATCCTGAGCGCGACGTCGCAGGGGACCTCTCCTCGACCTCTTCTCAGACCTCTCCCCGGCTCTCCCCCGGCTCTCTCCCCGCTTCTATATCCCAGCAATCGTCACAGAAAGCGGATGAAAGCAGGCCGTGGTTATGGCGAGCTAAGGGCACGTGGCAGACACGGCAGGTCGTTCGAGGGTATGTCTCGCGGCGAAGCGCAAGGCTAGTCAACCTGATACACTCCTGACACTCATCCGCGCCCGTGGGCGTCCCCATGGTACCGTGCACGTCCCACCTGTGGAAGTCGAGGTCGCGGACGGCTCGCATTCTATCGTCGGCTTGCATGTTCATCGCTCCGGCTCGCATCCCGGCATGTAGTCGTAACCATCGAACCATGCGTTCGGTCCCGTGCTATGGGATGAGGTATCCTCCCGAGCACAATGCTCCTGTGCCTCTGCCAGGGTGACCCTATCGCGGATCGTTCGCGTGCTCCGTGGCGCGACCCGGTAGAAGCGGATGATACGGTAGATTCGCGGCGCATCGCACGGCGCGTTCATAGGTCACTGTCCTCCATGATACTGGCCATGGTAACTAGAAGTAGCAATATCCCCATGCCTAACAGTGCTAGCTGCATTTTGTTCATGTTCTATATCCTCCGCCGCGACCATCCCACACACTCCCCGGCAGGTCAAGGTCTGCAACCCATGCGCTATACAGAGTCAACCTACTCGTCCGGTCGCCACGCCCGCCCGGCGGAAATATCCTCCCTCCTAGCCTAGCACCTTCACGACCTGCCCGTCCACGACACGGACGCGAGCATACCCTTCGATACTGGTATCCCCGTTCTCAGGCGCGGGGAAAGGACCTGGTGAAAACACGGTCACCGTTCGACTCCTATGCAACCATGGACAAGACACGGACACGCCCGTCCACCTTGCGCACGGTAGCGTACCAGTTGTCACGGTGACCGGCGTTAGGCGTGCAGGTGTAGAGACCGTCTGGTACTTGCCGAAGGACAGTCGGCTCCCGTCCTGCCTCACACTGCGCGATGAATCCGCGCGGGGTGACGTAAGGGACAAGTAGCAGGCTAGCGGCTAGCCTGGGGACGTTGAATCCATGGCCGGGAACGAGGGTCCGCGTGTAGCGCGCCATGGTCGGGGTTACTCGGCCTTTCCGTCTGCCAGGGCAGCCTTGACCGCTTGCGCCGCGACTTCGGCAGCGCCCTTGGCTAGAATCGCGTCCGCCGTGACAAGGTCAAACAGGCCACGCCTCCCGATACTGACATAGACCCGCCCGTTTTTGTGAGACTTCCACGCGCCGATTTTGACGCCGTTGAAGGTACCGCCTTCATACGGCGTTCCTGCAGCAGGCTTCTTTTCTTTGCCAGCCTCGGACGTAGTGAAGGTAGCCAGGATTCCCATTAGGTCGCTCCCTTTCATGTTCGCCTTGGGGGTCATTCCCCAGGGGGTCCGGTCACGAGGACCGGTTCCAGCTTGCACCTAGCATGTCCCATGCCACGACCCCCAGCGTGGAAAGACCGCGACATTTACGTGTCAAACCTGACACAATCCAAAGCTCTGAATCCAATTACTCGGATTCATCCAGATTCTTGGAGATCGTCCCCTTTTCAGGACACAGTGTAACCTTTTCGGCCACCTCCTACTCTGTAGGGAACGGGATCACAGCATGCGTGTCACGACATGTCACGACTCAAAATGACATGGTAACCCCTTTGTTTTCAACCAGTTGACCGGGAATGTCACGTGTCACCGAGTGTCACCGCGTCCCTGGGAAAGGGTCAAGGCAAAGTTAAGGCTGTATAAGATCGGTAGTAGATTATATAAGGTATAATACTTAAAATTATAGATGACTAACACGCGTAGAGCCTCCCCTATATAACTGCACTTTCGGGTCCTTCCACCTTAAGGCAGGGTGACATCGTGACAATGTCATTTTTGGGCCTAACCCGCTGATAAGGCTGGGGATAGCATGTCACAACCGAAAATGACATTCGTGACATAGATCCCGATCCCCAGCGTACGGGATCGGGGAATCTCAAGCTTTTTTCAGTGTGTCGGGTTTGACACATAGGGCGATAAGGCAGCGAAAGGTTGACTTAGGTCAAGCGTCGCCGGGAGGTCTGGCTTGACCTGGGCCGGGCGAGAGTGTAAATTGGCCGGGCTCGGTGGAGCCGGGGAAGCCAAGGACCGCATGGAGGGACGTGCAGTGGCGGAACGCGAACCGGGGATCAAGGTGAAGGTGAAACGAGGGGTTATCACCGCGGAGGAGGGGATACGGGAGTTGGAGGAGAAGGCGGGTACTCCCCTAGCGGTAGATAGGGTCAGACGTACTAACACGTACAGATGGTTAGCGAAGCGTGTAGTGTCGAAGCGTGCAGTGTCTACGCGTGGAGGAGGCAAGCCATGATGAGCGGGAACGCGATACGTAACTTGCAGCTAGAGGCAGCGGCAAGAGCGGCACGAGTAGGTGTGACTCCACTGGTGATCTGGCCGGAGGATAATGTTGCAGATGTAATCAGACACATCCCCAATATAGGCGACTATATCCCGAAGGGCTGGCGGTTGGATAGTACCATGTTCGTGGATAAGACAGGGCTGGGCGCTACTTATGAACCCGCCATGACCTTCGAGAGGCTGTGCGAAGAGATCAAGGCGGGGAAGGGTTATGCGATAGTCGAGGAGGGGCAGTTTCAGGTCTACATCGGCGAATTTACGCCCCCGCGTGCCGTTCCTGCCTCCCACATCGCCTACAATGTCCACGTTCCCACCAAGAAACGGGTATCCAAGCCGTCTGGGAAGCCCGCCGTTAAGCGACCGAAGCGTAAGGCTACCCTCGATAGTCCTGCCGACGAATATGGGCTGGAGAGGGCAGCGGCAACGCGGAGGAGGTAGAACATGAGCGCACCATTCGACTCGGCAGACAGGATCATCGCCTACGAACAGGGCGAGCTAGAAGAAGAGCAAGTAATCGAACTATTTCAACACTTGGTGGACACTGGCCTAGCCTGGCAACTACAGGGTAGCTATGGTCGCGCAGCAAAGGAGCTAATAGAAGCGGGGTTAGTGTCACTACCGAAGGGAGGGTGGGATGTATAAGATCCAGGCAGCGCACATGAAACAGATGCTAGAGCATCTACTCTATCCAAGTGAGGGAGGCTTCACCTACGACCTAGACAACGAGAAGTTCCTTACGCCGACTAGTGGCTTCGCGGTGGGAGGTTCTCCTTATCCCACTGGTATCCTGGGAGGATGGCTGGAGGGGGAATACGTCTACCTTGACGACGTGGATATCCTGGGCAGTAGGGAAGGCGCGATTCGACTAGCGAATGCGCGAGACGAGAAGGCCATCTATGACTTCGCCTCGAAAGAGTCGGTGTACGTGAAGGTGGCGGCATGATGATGCTGCGCGAGGCACTAGAAGAGGCGGTGGATACGATGGAGTACACTGCCAGACGCTTGGAACATGCGGGTTTCTCGCATGCGGCGCTAGATGGTACTGTAAGAAGATGCAAGAAGGTGTTGCGCAAGAAGGTGTTGCGGGAGACCGCGGAGCCTAGAAAGCGGCGTGTTGACACGCGAGAGCCATGACTACCATGACTACCATGACTACATTCTTCCCCTGCAGCCCACGACCATTACCGCCCGATAACTGTCTCGTCCCGCACCGTAGACTGCGTATCCGTCCCGCACGGATAGACCACAACCAGGTCAGGCGGATCATGCGAGCCTACAAACGCGCCTCGAATGACGGTCATGGATGGTATCATCGTGCCTACACCGCATGCGAAAGGATATCAAGGCAAACGGGGAGACCGGTAGAGGTAGTCGCGGCAGTTGTGGCGGCGCTCTCCCCCGCGTGCAAGTGGGAACGTAACCTACAAGATGCTAAGGCCCTATGTAGCGGTGACAAGACACGGTGTCAGACTTACAGGGCCAACGTCTCCAAGGCAAAGCGCATACTCGCCGGGGAACCGCCCGAGCGTGTACTAGGTG